GACGCCAGTGTTCTTGCCGAGTGAAAGTTTTGCCATGACTAGCTCCTGATGTACTTACCGCCTTCCCATTTGTAACCGGCCTGTTCAATTCCGGCTGCAACGCTTATACCTGTTGACACGCCACCAACAATGGCTTGAGCGCCCTGCAAAAGATATGGCGTACTGCTAGGCGCAGACCTTTTGATTGGCTCTATTGGGTCGAGAATAGTTTGCTCGATGTACGGGGTGACCGATGCAACCCTGCTTGCCCTTGTTATTGCTGCGGCTCTCTTTTGCTCGCCTGACTGCCTTCCGAAGAAAGCAAAATTTCTGTCGCTGTAAAAATCGTATTGGGCGCGATCTCGGTCAATATCTGCAAGCAAGCTATCTATGACGTTGCCGACGCGGCCTGAAGCCAAAATTGCACCGCGCTGTTCGGCCGCCTCTAAAGACGCTCCTCGCTGCTCCTGGGCCTTTGCTTGCTGTCTTTCCATGTAAGCAAGGTTGACCTGCCGAATAGTGCCAGCTTCCGCAAGCCTTGCCAGCTCTTCGGTCTGTTGCATCTGTTGTTCACGAGCCAAAGCCTTCTGCGCCTCGTTGTCGCGTCCTGCTTGCGCTACTAGCTTGCTGTGCTGAAACTGTTGTTCAGCTACCCGATTCTGGTGGTTAATTGCCTGCTTCTGCGCTTGGTACTGCGCATTTGCCTGGGCAATACCTAGACCAGCGCTAATGACGCCGAGGACAATAGGGACCGGATTGCACATGACTAGATCCTCACGAACTCATAGAACGTGCGCTGCTCTGGCCCAAAGTTGTCGTGCCGGTTGATAAAAGTAAATCCCATCCAGCGCAACCAACGCAGGTGAACAGTGTTGCGGGCGTCTACAAAGTTAAACAGCACCGGATACTTGTCTTGCAAATTTGCGAGATGGATCCGCGACTGGCGCAGAAACTCCCACTTGTCTGCGACGTCGGTCAGCATTTCATTGCGGCCCAGCATCCAGATTCGACCCGCCGTTGAGCCGTCAGGGACGACGCCCCACATGCCAATTGGACGGCCATGGCGACCGACAATAGTCATGCAGGGCTTGCTCATGAAGAAAGAGTAGAGCAAGGACTGGTGAGGCGATAGCCCTGATTGCGCCTTTACTTCCTCAACATCTGGGTCACGCATGCCGTCAGCGACGTACGTCACGTCAGCAATGACAGAGATTCGTTGATAAGCGCGGTCTACAGCCTCTTGGCTCGGCTGTGATACCACCCTTCCCATTCGGCTGATTGCACTCTGCACGGTAGCGGGCTGTCACTAAACAACTCAATTTTGGCTTCTGTATTGCGTGCCATCACAGGTGCGCGGAAAGATCCAGTGCGCAACGCAGGATTGCCAAGCGGAAATTGACCGCTGCCAGTCGTTGTGCCGTTAAACGGATACGTCTGTGTTGTGCGGTCTTGCGGCGTGATCTTGAGGTCAAAGTGCGACGTGTCGTCAAAAACCACGGTCCAGGTGCGCAACTGCAAGTGCGGGCCTGCCACAACAGCAAGGCCACCACCAGGCGGTTGTTCTTTGAGATAAGGCGTGGAGAACTCGTACGTCATGTCGTAAAGCTCGCCAACAAAAAACTTGGCGTTGGTCAGATCACCACGGACAACCATCGTGCCGTTGCCGCCAGTGCCGCCGGCAGCTGTCTCGCTAATTGGAGTGATGACAATGCCGTGGTTCAGCGTGTTGTTAGTTGCCGCCCGGCCAACTACCACCATTGTCCCGGTGTTGGCCATCGGGTACGGCAAGGTAATTGTTGACTGCACGTCCAAGCCTGACGGGCTGGTCAACGCAACACTGCACTGCGCTTCTGTCGTCTTGCGGTCAAGCAAGATCTCAAACTCGCTGTCGGCGTCAACCTCTTCTGGCCGAAGCGACGTTTTTTCCATATAAACGCCATCGCTGCATTGCACGACGGCATACATGTCGCTGTCGAGAATCGACACGCCGATGATGCTCTTGTTGGGCGCAACCTCCCAGTACGACCAAGAAGATTGCAGCTTGGTGTCGTCCTCAAAGAAAAACTTGTAGAGGTACAGGCGCCGTGGCTGATCTTTGCTCAGCATCACAATCGCTTCTTCAGACACAGACGCTGTCAGGTTGACCAAGTTGCCTGGAATAAACCGGGGCACTGACGACGTCACTTCTTCTGACAACGGCACAGGGCCACTGGCATCCGGCAGGAAAAACTCGCGCAAGCCGGTAAATGTGCCCTTAGGGATGCCGAAGTAAACCGTTCGACCAACGCCTACAGGGTCAACGCTGTCCAGCTGGTCAAACGTCGTTGTTGCCGTAACGGTTGCCGTCTTAGGCGTTAGCGACGTGCCTAGCGTTGTAGCGCCAGTGTCCAATCGAAACTGGCCATGCCGGCTAAACAGCAACAGTGTGTTGGCAAACGCCAAGCTGCTCGTCAAGAAGTTAATCTCTTGACCACCAGTGCTGATGTCGATGGGGTCTGAATCGATGACCGTCTGCACAGTCTCTGGCCAAAACCTGTCGTAGGCATCAGCAGCTGACAGGATCACGTTCTCATCCGCCAGCAGCACCAGGCGGTTGCGGAACGTGTTGATGTTTTTTATCTGACTGCCGACAAATGTCGGGTTAGGCGCAGTCGTTGCATCGCCCGCAGCCCTGCCGGTCCATGCAAACTCTTGGAATGTAAACGTGCCATTCGCATTGCGAATCAGCACATGCGGCATCGTGTTGGTGTCAAACAGATATTGGATGTTTGGCGCTACCGTCTCTCGCCACACGCCAGGGCCAAAGCCACTGCCAGCAGACGCAACGAACTGGACGTAGTAATCGTCAAAACTGGTGCTGGCTGAGCCTTGGATTTCAACAACAAAATTGTGCTCGGCAATTGTTGGCAGGTCCGTGATGTCATTGACCGTGCCTTTGATGGCTGACGTCGACGCTGCGGTCGCTGTGTCGCTACTGCTCAGCGTGTAGTCGCCGCCATCATCTTTAGTAATTCGGATGATGTAGTCGTCGTTTGTAACTGTGAACCCACTAATTGTGTTCAGCTTTGTCGCCAAGTCGTTGGCGATGGTGATGGTGTCTGGCGCAGAGCCACTGGTGCCACCAGTCGTATGGGTTTTGACTGTGCCGTTGAGGTTGACCCGGTAAGTGGTGTCGTAGTCAGCTGACTTGATAAACACCATTGACTTGGTGCCCCAGTTGTACGAAAGGCTCGACGTGTTCATCGCAACCGTCTTTTCACGATTGACGATGAAGGTGTAGTCAGCAATCGACGCAACACGGAATTGTTCGCTGGGCTCGCCTGTGACGTCTAAATAGTTAGTGCCGTCTGGCGTGCTGACTGTTTTGGCCGAGCCATCAAGGCCATGCACTTTTATGGCGCCGTCTTGAATTAGCACCATGTACTGGATAGTGCCGTCACGATCGACGATGTGCGTAAAGGGCCTAGTGGACCCTGCACTGCCCGTAAACATGCGGGCAATGTGATTCATCGGCGGACGCTTTTTCAAGCCCTCTACAGGGCTCGACATGCAATTGACGACAGACTCCGCTTGCGATGCCAACCGCAACGCAGCCGGCTGCTGGCTAACCCCGTTAATTAGGTTCGGGATTGAGCTGCTAATCAGAGGCATGACTAGATGCGGCGGAGGGCTCGGCTAGGCAGGTAGGTGTTTAGAGCGCTGGTCATGTTCGGGTTACCCCGCAGCATGTTGTGCTCGCTCTTAGTTGTCTCCTCCTCTAGGAACTGGCTGCGTGCCTCTAGTTCCTGAGTCAGGTTGATTTTGGTCAAGTCGCCGCTGCCCAGGATGGCTTCCTGCAACTGCCGACCAGCCTTAATCATGATGTATTGGTGCGCATGTTCAGGCAGGTCGTCCCAAACCAGTAGAGACGTGACGTCAGCCTTGAGATCTTCCGTAAACGTGTAGGACTGCCGGCGGCGGTCATACAGCTTTGCGCCGCGCTGAATGACGTCGTAGTCCGGGTATTCCGTAGGACTAACAACGACACGACTTACGCTGGCGCCAACAGGAATCTCGTTGCTGGTGTTGCGTTGCAGCGTCACCTCATAGTCAGTGTTGAACGACCAACCTTCTGACTGGATCTTGCGGCTGACATCGTTCAACGAATCTTCAGCCTGTTTGGCCAAGCCGAACTGACCTTGCAGGCTGTTGACCGGCGCCTCGCCCAGCATTTGCAGGACGCGGTTGACGGCCTCTAAAAAGCTGGTGCGAGTGAGTGCCATGGGTTACTTCTTTTTTTTCTTTTTGGCTGTTTTTGCTGAATCGCGAAACGCTTTGTCAGTAGGAGCACCTGGGCTTCCGGGCTTGCGAGGAGCCTCGCCGCGCTTGCGTTTAGCGTGAATGTTGGCGTACAAGCCGCGTTTTTTAGGCGCCATCAGTAGCCCTTCTTCTTGCCGCCTTTGCCACCTTTGTGGCCCTTAGAACCTTTCTTGTGCATGGTGGTCTCCAATAAAAAAGGGGCCCGTAGGCCCCTTCAGGATACGGTCAGCTGAAAGTGATCTCAACTGCGCAATCAGGACGTAGTACACCTGTACCACAAGCCATGGATCCGACCATAAACGTGCCCTGGTAAAGAGCATGCACGTCGGCCCCGGTTTGCTCCATTTTCAGGTCCATCAGCTTCACGGTGCCGACAGCTTGGCGGTTGAACACCAGGCCGACGTTGTTAGTGAAGTTGGCGGCGTAGTTGTTGTTTTCGCCGGTAGCTGCTGAACGGTTGGTGGTCGGCAGGTGATTGGTTTTAACAATCGTGATGCCGGCAACCTTCAGCACAGTGCCTTCGGCGTACGCGCCTTGACCGCCCCAATCGCGGTTAATCACATTGGTTTCTTGGACCAATTTGTAGTATTCGCGGGGCGCTAATGCACAGTAGCGATCATCCTCGGGGACCGAATTCTCGTCCATCTTCTGCGCAGCAGAGAACAATGCGGTCGCAAGTTGTGCGCCCGTAATGTTTGCTTTGTTGGAAGAGGAAGGAGTGATGTTGACCGCAGAACCACCAGGCAGGTCAGTGTTGAAGTTCGTAGTGGTACGAGCAGCTTTGGCGATCATTGCTGCAACGTTCTGGTCAAAAGTGTAGGCCAGAGCGTTACCCATCTGAGTTGAATACTCAGAGCGAACGTCATAGTGGTTCTTGGCTTCATCAATGTCTGCGATGAAGACATTGCTCACCAGCTTGTCATCAATCAGCACAGTTGCTTCTGCGTGCTTGATGGCATTGCCTGTCAGTTGGGTGCCAGGCGTATGATATGAAGTTGAACTGAGGCCAATAATTGGAAATTGTGCACTTTTGCCTGATGCAATAGTGCGGCTGACGTGCAGATTTTCGAAGATCGTATTTTTACGGAAGGCAGAAAGTACCTCCCCTGCAAACACTTTCAGGAAAAGTGCGTCGTAGCCGGTGCCAGTGTTGTTGACCAGGCCAAGCCTGGAAGCGGTGAAGTTAGCCACAGTTTGTGTCTAATAGGTTTTACTACCTGTCACCACCACCTTCACAAAGGGTGTCCTCCGCAGAGGGCCAGAGCTTCCGTGAGAGGGTCTAGGTAACAGAAATATACCCAAGAAAAAACCCCTGGGTAAACCAGGGGCCCCCTACATGCTCGATCTACAGCTTAGAAAACATTTGAGCGTGCGAGCTTTTCCTCCAGCTTTCTTCGGTATGCCGGGTCCGACCTGTATCGCGGATCCTGCATTGCCTCGACCAGTTGTGCCGTTGACTCAAACTTGGCCTCGGATGAGCGAGAGGAGCGGCCACCAACAAGACGCGGCTCGACGCCAGTCTTTGATGAATAGCGGCTCTGCAAGCCAGCAACCGCAAACCGAACTTGGTCCATGTCATTAGAGGCAATTGACTTGTTAAAAGCCTTTTGCTCGCCTTCTGACAGGTTTTCGCCGGCCCATTGGACCATGTCCTGATAGGCCTGCTCGCCACCAAACTCAGACTTGATCTGCATGACTTGCTGTGCAGCCAGCGCAGAGTCCTGCGATTGCTGAAACTGCAAGCCAGACAGGTAGGCGTCGACCATTTCGCGACCAAAGCCAGCATTGCCAAGCTCGCTGTAATCGTCGTCAGACAGCTGGCCAGTTTCTTGCCAGCGGCTATTCATGCCTTGGAAGTCAATGCCAGCCTCAGTCAGACGTGAGCCGACGTATTCCCCGTAGATAGAATTGGCATCGGGGGCATCGTCGGACTGCTCGGCTGGCTCTGCCTCCTCAGCAACTGCTTCGGGCTCTGGCTCCGGGCGGTTGCGCTCGCTTTCAAGTTCTTTGTAACCCTTGACTAGGTCGTCAACAGTTTTGTACTTGCCAGCAAGAAGTGGCTCCTCGCCCTGGACCTGAATATCGCCTTCAGAAGCTTGCTCCTGATCGGGCGCCATTGCGGGTGCGGGATCACTTTTGATGGTGATTGCTTCAGGCATGTGCTCTCCTTATTTGATCTGGATAACGCCGTCGTCATCAACAGTGACGACAGGCTTTTCTACTTCAACAACCTTGCGCTCAGGAATTTCCCCGATCTGAATAACTTCGTATTCAGCCGGCGGCTCCGGCGATGCCGGCTGGCCCACTAGGGATTCCGGGGTTTCCGACTGCGTCTGGGAGGGCGTTGGGCTGGGGTCCGGGGACTCCGCCTTCTTCCGTGAACTGGGGGCCATAAG